GTCAAAGCTAAGGTTTGGGTCAAAGGTGCTGACGGTGTTTCTGTTCGAGCCAAGAAGCGTATAACGGTGTCAGATGGTTGGTACGCATTGCCAAAGGAATAGTATGTCGCAACAAGTCATCAACGTCGGATCAACCGCAAACGACAACAACGGAGACACGCTCCGTGGGTCGTGGATCAAAGCTAACGCGAACTTTGATGAACTGTATGGCAACCTGCCGATTGATGACGCTCCAGCAACGTGGGTTCCTACTCTGGTGGACTCCGGTGGTGGTCGCACGTTTGCCTTTACGGTAAATGCTGCTCGACATACTTCGATTGGTTTTGTCTCCACATTCACCGTTGATTTGACCATCAACTCAGTGACTGGAACTTCTACCGGAAACCTCCGATTGAGTCTTCCCGATCCATGGACTTACAATGCTGCTGTTTCGCTCTGGCTCACTAACGGAACCAATCAAGCCAAGACCGCTCTGATTGGACGAGTCATCGGTGGGACAAATTATTGCGAGCTGTCAGCGTTTGAAACGGGAACCACTTCCAGTCTCGGTGGTCACGTTCAAGCCACTTCACGATTGGTTGTCTCCGGTGTTTACTTCACAGCGTGAATCTAATCGCAACCAGTCTCCAGTTGGGGATGTCCGTGCTACAGAGCGCGATGGGAAACCCGTCGTTTTTGTGGCAGGGAGTGCTGGTGCGTTGTCTTCCCGCTGCGATCACTGACGCTAACTCGGTTATTGCCGGTGGTTTCCAAGACAACGTTCAAGCGCGGATCTTGGTTAAGTTCTCTGACTGGAGATTGGCTGACTCCACGCTTGTAACCGTTGACGCTTCGGTCTGGTCTTGTGACGTTGGTTTCACCGCTGACCGTCTCTTGCAAGAGTCTGGAAGCTTGCTGCTGCAAGAAAACACTGACCGCTTGCTTCTTACTTTCGGGAAGATGATTCCGGTGGTGGGTCGTCTTGTGACCTACGATGGACGACAAATGCGGATCATGTCCGCAAAGCGAGACGGCTCCGGTGCTTACTATGCTCTTGAGCTTGGAGCTAAGACCAAATGACTCCAACCGTCACAGTCGATACGTCCCGCTTTGACGCTGCTTGGAAGGAGTACATCCCCAAGACTCGGCGGTCTTTGGCTGATGCTGTTAACTCCCGCACGTTTTTCTTGATGCTGCGGTTGTACATTCTGCTTCCGCCAAAGTCCCCACAAGCGGCTCGAAACAAGATTCTCGACTACTTCAATCGTCCGATTGGAGCGAGAAGGATTGACAAGAAGACTGGTAAATTTCTCGGTCGTTCGCGTGAATTGCGCTTGGTGCACTTGATCGCTCAAGCGAAGAACGCTAAAGCGGGAAAACCCGGACTCTACGGTCAAGATATGCGTGACGCTGCTGGAAAACTCCGTCGTCGCGCTGCTGGTTCAGTTGGTTACCTCAAGTCTGCTGTAACCAAAGCAATCAAGAAGCTGTCTCCGTCGTTTCAACAATTCGGTGGGACTCGACGAGCAAAGAAGGGTTCTGCTCAAGTGCGGATCGTTGCTGGAAATCAAGCTCTCATCAATCTTGCGAACCAATACGGGTTGCCACAAGAGAACGTTTCAATGCATCGCGGGTCTTCAGCGTATGCATACAATGCAAAGGCTGGTTTCAGTCCGCATTCCCACGTCCGAATGAATCTTGGTCTTGCAGACAATCAGATCGGAAACGTGGAGGCAATCTACGCTAAGGCCATGCAACAAGCCTACAACGACGAAGCGCGAGAGATCGAGATGCACATTGCCGCCAAGCTGGCAGAAGCGTTTGACGGGTCCGAGTCGAAAGGAATTGTAGTAACATGAACGCTGTTGCTCTCAGAACTGAACGCGCTTTAGTCGATTGGCTTGCCGCTCAAGACTGGTCTGCGTCTCCGCTTGGAACCCCAACCTGTTTGACGAGCTACGGTCATGGAGCGTTTGCAGATCCAGACTTGGAAGACCAAATGCCGGACTTTCCGCGCATTGTTGTACGCTCATCAACTGCGGTTCCGGTTCATCCTATTGACCGGACTTGTGAAGTGGATGTAACCGCTACGCTTCAGCTTTCCGCTGACGATACGGCTGAGTACAACGTTCTTGCGACCGTTGCAGCGTTTGAAAACATCCTGCAACCGCTATTCGTTGACGATAACATTTCAGAATTGAACGCTGGAGATTCCGATCCGTCTGGTGGGTTTGTTGCGTATTTCGCAACACCAACTGACTTCGGCATCAATGACACTAGCGAAAGGGCTAGAACTTTCTCGCGTTCAATGACAATCTTTGCAGCAGCAAACTCAATCTAACAACAACACAACATGGCTACATCAAAAGGTCTAGCATTAGTCTACGGTTCCAGCGGAACCATTACACTTTACACTCAAACCGGAGTTGGTCCCGGTACAGCTTTGAGCGGTGCTATCAGCACCATTGAAAGCTACGACGTAACGCATGAAGCGGACGTTGAGCAAATCAAAAATGGTAATGGTGAGGTTGTGGCTCAGGTTTCTGCCAATGAGCGCATTTCACTCAATATCACTTTTATTCCGAGCAGTGCCACCGACGCTACCGCAGCGTTGACCGGAGCTTCTCTCCCCAGTGTAAACAGTTACGTCAAGATTGCTGACGCTAAAGCTACGACCTACGGCGGTGTTTCAATTAACGGTGATTATGTCTATTCTGGAGGTGGAAGCGTCAAATTCACCAGCAGTGGTAAAGCTATGGTTACGATGACCGTCACCAAGTATCCTTCGCTGACTGGTTCCGCTACGGTCTACCCGCTGTAATCTGTGGCCGATCTTGCAAAGATCCTGTCGGAGACTGGACCTCAAGCACCTGTTGTGCTTGGGGTTCGACTTGTTCCCTACACCGTAGGACACGCGATCGTGCTGCAAAGGTTGCGCTCTCCGTTTGTCATGGGCGGAGAGATTGCACCAACCGATCTAGTGGAGGCTGTGACCGTTTGCTCACAGTCTCCGCTGGAATCCATCCGCTCAATCAAGTCTCGGTGGAGCGGTCTTGTTCTGTGGTTTTGGGGAAAACGAATCGCCAACCTCAACTTGTTGGCTGAGTCCGACAAGTTCCACGTTTGGCTGAAAGATCAATCAACAGCCCCAGAGGTCTTGATTGAAGCTGGAACCAAGTCTAAAGCTCCAGCAATGCCGTGGCCCGAGCGAGTCTTGGTTGGATGTCTCAACATCGGCATTGCTCCTGACGATGCGATCCAGATGCCTCTTGGTGATGCGGAAAGGCTGATTCTAGCCCACGCAGAGATGATGGGGCAGGTTCAGTTGTGGGACGACCAGAGCGAAGCCATTTGGCAGAATCAACAAGCGAACTGATATGGGTGTACTTTCTCTACTTGTTAAGCTTGGTCTTGATTCCACAGCGTTTGAGATGGGCGTGAAACGCGCTCAGAGCGTTGGTGAAAAGTTTGGGAATAGCTTCAAAAACGCCGTCACAAGCAGACTTGCCGGTGCTTTGTCTGTGGCTGCTGTCACCGGATTTGCAAACTCGGTTGCTCAAGCCGCTGACCGTGTTGGAGAGCTTGCCGAACAGTTGAACATCTCAACCGATGATGTCCAAAAGTTCCAAATGGCAGCGCAACTCTACGGAGTAAAATTTGAGGCTGTTGCTGCGGCTATTGCTCGCGTAAACGACGCAAGAACTGCTGCAATCGCAAATGATGGACCGCAGAGAGCAGCGTTTGAGCGTCTCGGCTTGAGTGTTCAGCAACTCTCAGACAGATCTCTTGGAAGCGAGCAAGTGCTTATTGCTCTTGGCGAAAAGCTAAACGCCAATCGCAATAACGCTGAGATGATGGCTGCGGCTGCTGACTTGCTTGGTTTGAAGCTTACAAAGGCTGCGATGGCTGCTGGAACAATCAAAGACTTGGGTCCAATTGATATGTTCAAAGCGGAGGACATCAAGAACATTGAGAAATTCAACGATCAGATGGATATTCTGATTAAAAAGACTCAGGTTCAATCTGTAGCTGCTGCTAAGTCTTCATACAATGCGGTAAAGCTTGCGTTTGATTTGTTCAATCTTACGCAAACTGGAAAAGCTGTTGCGTTTGCGTCAAAGCTACAAACAGCACCGGCGGCAATAGCTTTGGATTTGGCTTCTGGAAATTCACAATTGATGGGCGGTGGTGCTGCAACACCAGCGACTTCAACCGGACCAGCAGCAACAGCGGAGGACAGATTTGTTCCGCCTCAAATGCTTTTGGCTGCTATGAAAAGCGAGAAGTTTGGTCTAGGTGGAGCGCAAGACTCTCTTGCTCGCATTGGTGGATTCACTGGATTTCAAACTGGTCAGGATATCGCAATCAAACAAGCTGTTGAGCAGACATTGCAACTAAAGCAGATCGCAAAGAGTACAGCGCAAACGGCTCAAGTAGTTTCCCGAGAATAATATGGCAACGATCAAAACCAATGTAATAACTCCAGTTGCAACTGGATACATTGAGGTTTCACGCCAATACAACAATGGTGATGGCACTGGTCGTTTCATCACTTACAAGTATCGTGGTAGCAAAGACGCTTTGCGGCTTGCGTCTGCTGATTGGGTTTCTGCTGGTGGTAAGTATCAGATAACTGAGGACGGACCCTATTCTGAGGCAACAGTCACTTTTGCTGGAACCAATTTTAATCCAAACAGTCCAACCGTTCAGGGTCCGCTAGACGAAGACGATCCTTCTCAAAGGTACGAATTCCGAACTGAATACTTGGATGCTCGACTTTTTGATCTTCCAGCGGTTCGCGCTGAAGCTAAGCGATTTGTTGCAACGTTTGGTTCTGGATCAACAGTTGCCGATTACTTTGCTGCAATCAAATCTGCTGGAGACGATCCGAAGAATAACAAGCTGACCTTTTCAGACGTTCAATTTCCTTTGGCCGCAAAGCTTGTTGTTCGTCTGGCTCGCGGTCAGGACAGCTTTCAGACTTCCAGAGTGTCCCTAACTCGGATCTCTACTTACTCGGCTCGCAACGGTCTTCCTGCCACTCCTCCGATCATCTCGGCAATCTACGATTCAATCACGCTCGCAAACCGGAATGGATTTCCGCAAGTTGTGCGTAACGTGATGCCGCAAGCACCGCTGGACCCGTTGCTGACTCCAGACGAAACCGCTTGGGCTTGGTTGAAAACCAACGATTCAACCAGCTTGATGATCAAGACCAACCAAGTTGAAAGAAACGAGACTTGGACCTTTGCAGCGTGGGATCTTTTCGCGTATCCATACAACCCAGCATTCTAACACTTACACACTATGGCAGACGAAATTCAGATGACCGCTCGCTTGTACGCTTCCAAAGGTGGCGCGTATCTCCCGAGTGTAACCTACACCAAGAGCGCAACAATGGTTGGAACCGACATGGGTTCTCAGACCCAATTGATTGGAACCACCGCTGAGGCTTTGGACGTTCCTGTTGATGTTTCCAGCCCGTACAAGTTGCTGATCTCCAATCTGGACAGCACCAACTTTGTTGAAATTG